CATGGGTCTGAACAAAGTCCTCTTGTACTGCGGTACTCTGTTTTGTCTGGTTCTCTAACTGAGCGAGTTCAGATTCAAGACTGTTAATTTTTGCAGCAGATTCACCAATATCTTTGGAGGTCTTCTGAATCTTTGCACTGAATGTCTCAATGCTTCCGATAGACGCAGCAACAGAATTTTTTGCGTCTTTGAGTTGGTTGTTTAAGAATTTCTGAGCGGCGGCTAGGGTTTCGACTGCTTGCTTCTGAAGTTCGATCTTGTTACTCGACTCAGCAACAGCAGCACCTAACCTGTCAAAGTCTTGCTGTGCGTCCTTCTGTACCTTGCTTCCAGCACTCAGGGCATTTGCAAGGCGCTCCCTTTCCTCTCTGAGTTTGCGTAGCGTATCGGATTCTTTGCGTAGATTCTCAATGTTCTGTTTATCTGTAGTCTCAATCTTGCTCTTTGCTTCCCTGAGTGCATCTACAGATGCTTTGAGTCTGGATACTTCTTCTTCGTTATTGTTGTACGCAGAGTTGGTCCTACGCAATGCTTCCGCAACGCTGACCAGTTCCGCTTCAAGATTGCTTACTTTCTTCGCAGCTTTATCAGCAGCATCAGAAGACTTTTTGACAGCCTCTTCTGACTTGCGGATATTCTCTACGAATCCAGATAGATTAGATAAAGAGTTGAGAGAGGCTTTGAGGTCTTCAAAAGCCTTTACTGCTTCTTGATATTTGGGGTTTGAGTCCACTGCCTCTTGGGCAGTGGAACCCAGTTGCTTTTTGAGTTCAAGGGTTGCTTCTGCGACAGAAGCGATTACTTTACTAGCCTTATCCGTTCCCTGGATGACGAGTTCGACATCACTCTGCGCCACAGGACCACCCCGCTCAATAAAGGATTATTCGGTGAGTGTGGTGATAGAATCCGTTGCACTTTGGGCTATAGAAACTATGTCCTCAAAGAATGGTTTAACACCACCGTACTCAGCAAAAGTAAGTCTACCAATTGCTTTGATGATTCTGATGGCTACCGGGAAGGGTATCTTCTCCACGTTAGCCTCACCACCACGTTCATTCGCCCCACACGCAACAATAGATGCCATGAGGTCGGGTAATGAACCAGACAATTTGACTACTAACTCTGCCATATCCATCTGCTCATCTTGGGCAGTCTTGAATGCTTCAGAGAGTTTGCCAATCTTGTCTTGATGTTTTTGAATCAGGTAGGCCAGATCGGAGGAACCCAGACCACGAATGGTCAGGGATTCCTCACCTATCTGGAATGTCTCAGTCGGAACTTTCAGATTCGCCAAAGACATTCATTACTCCTTATGCTGCTCGACCATCAATGTAGATAGCTTCGATGGTGTCGGACTTCTTCAAGACCTCAACCTCAAAGGTTATCTGCTGCCATTCCGAGCTTTTCAGAGCAAAGTCACCGGAAGGACTCAACTTCACATACGGGAAGAAGTAGTCACGCTTAGTACCCTTGGCGTTATAGGACACGAAACGCATCGCGCCTTCCACAGTAGTACCAGAGGTGACAACCTGTTCGCGGGTAGAGGCGAGAACGGTGTAGGTAACGTAGATGGTGGAGTTGTCAGCGATACCGCCGCCAGGAACGATATAAATACGCCCAAGGTCAGTGTCCACGGTGTAATCGGTGTCAACGGTGTAAGGACCAACACCACCAGTAGTAGCGGAGACAACAACCGTGCTTATCTTACGCACACCAGAAGGAGCGGTAGCAGTAACACCCAACTGATAGAACAGACCCTGATCCACAGTGTAGGTTTCTTCGTCAGCAGCACCACCGGCTTCAGTGATGGTGGCAGCGGATGCCAAGAAGAAGTAAGCAAGGTTAGTGGGGGAAATCTCATCGGTTACAAACGAACCGGAGTAGTTCACCTCAAGTACAATCGAATCGTCCTTAACACGAATACCCTCATCAGCAGAGTAGTGGTCAAGGTTTTCGGATTCTACGGTCAGCGAAAACTCAGGGGTATTCCCGATGTACCGCTCACCAGTAGTATTAGTAGTGCCTTCAGCATACTGATCGAAATACAAACGTCCTCGACCAAGGGTATAGTTTTGACTTGCCATTGAAAGTCTCCTGTTGCAACAGAGAAATAAATTGGACAACTACAAGTGGACCACCCACTTAGTAGTTGATATTTAGATTGTCATTCGTTTATTCAGAGAAGTCAAACCGTCTTACGGATGAGAATAAGGTTTAGACAAGTCTTCAACAACCGTCACGTTGAGAGGAAGCCAAAAGTAGGCTTTGTCCGATATGGACGCTTCTGGAGGACGAACCAGACCCGTTGACATTTCCATTGAACTAATGAGTCCGTTCCCTGAAGAACTGTAGGATTGGAGCATGAAATGTTCACTGTCCATATCCAAGATTACAGAGAGTGCTTTCTTAACATCTGCAAGTAACTCATGGGCAGGGTCAGTTGGGTTGTTGAAATCATCCTCTACCCATCCCTGTATCAGATAGGTTTTCATAGCTGTTCGGATACGACCCTTGCCAGCTTCGCTAGTTTCGATGTCAATGTTTGGTGCCTGCATGATCGAAACCATAGGAGTAGGTTCGTTGTGTCCGTAACGAACCCTTCCCCGAAACACTCTGTCTGTCAGGTCAATCGCACTGTTCGGAGGTGTAACACCAATCTCAATCAGATTGGAAAGCGCCTTTTCGATTGTCAGAATATAACTATCCATTTATCAATCTCTTGAATTGTCGATCAAATTCACCAGCAAGATACCCGGCAACTGGCACTGATACATCTTCTCGGACTGTATTGAACACCTGATTCACAGATGGACCGTACAGCAAGAATAGGTTTGTCTTTCCGATTCGATATTGTTTCGTGCTTCCATGTATGTTACCTGTCTCGCTTCGTACTGCAAAACCCATGTTTCCGTTCTTTAGTCGCAGTAGAAATGCCTGATCCACTGCTGTTACACCACCCGGCTTAATTCGTAGCCTTGCTTTTCCCTTTCCTACGACAAAACCCCTGCCCGGACTACCAAGCATACTGGACTTGTTCTGAAGAAATTGAACCAGCGATGTCGGTTCAAATCGGCCTGTTATTTTAGCCTGAAGATTATTCTCTTTAGCGTAGTCCGTAATGGATAATCGACTACTACGTTCACCACCGAGATAAGAAGATTTGAAAGCAACTTGCTTCATTATCTCCTTCTTACTCATCGACCTTGCACGTCTAGCAGAGTCGTTGATCGCCAGTGAAGCGGCCTTGCGAGTAATCTCTGGGAAAGACTTTGTTAAAGCCTCAACCTGATCAAGTCCGATTACTGTCTGCTCAAACTGGATCATCCGATGTACTCAAGGTCAGCATCAATGGTGATGTTGTATGGTGGATGAACTTGTGTGATTCGATAGCGTGTGCCATCTTCAAGCTCAACTATACCGCCGCGAAAGGGGATTAACTCTGAAACTAGGAACGTGCCTTTGTAACCACGTTCAATTGTGGAAGCAAACCCGGCATTACCTACACCGGATAGTCCACCAAGATCACCAACATCACTGATGTTCGTGACAGTCAAACGCATTGTGCAGTAGACAGTTGACCCATCTACTGCACTATAAACAGCAGGAACCGACAAATGATCATGCAATGATTTTCTTGCCGCTTCCCTAATCTGCTGAATGGACATGGTTAGACATCCAATTCGTCAACCACTTCATCAGATTCTTCCTTCTTACCCTTGCCACGCTTCGGGCTTGCGGCTACAGGTTGAACCTCTTTAGGTTGTTCCTTGATAGGTTCCAGTGCACCTCTTGCGTCCAGAGAATCTTCAGTGGACTTGTCGAAGTCGTACAACTGACCGGGCATTACCGTGATGGGTTTACCGTCCACCCGCAGTTCAATCCGATGTTTCGCTACTCGTTTAGACATACCTAACTCCTAAGAAAAATGCCCCCTGACATTTTACTGTCAGGGGGATTAGTCACACTTACGCAAGCACCTGGGCTTTGAAAGTGTTGTTCGGGTTGATGGGAACCATCAAGGGAGCGGACTGCGACAGCAGGAAGGTAGCGGACGGGTCTTCTTCTTCAAACATCTTAGAGAAGATTTCCACCGGCTGATAGTTCGCCTTGCTGTCCATGATCGCACCGTAACAACGCATACCCTGGACGTTAGGACCGGACAGAATAATCTCGTTATCAGCGAGGAATTTCTGAGCGGTGCCAGTGTCATCCTCGTACCAATCTTGGTACAGGATCACGTTCAGCGGACCAAGCTGACCAACAACCTGTGCGATAGAACCATCCAGAACACTACGGTTCAGGGTGTCGCTTGCACCACGATAGTTGGTGTCCAGCAGGTCTTTCAGACCAGCATCCTTGATCATCACATCGTACACAGTCGGAGGGACAATCAGATCAGTCACAGGACCACTGAATTTAGCGTTGCGAATGGTATTGACCCAACTGGTCAGGTCACTACGAATATCAACGCCACTGTCACCCCAGAAGTTGGTGGCAGTCTTGATGACGGTGTGACCGGCATCGCGCTGGAAGTCCACGCTTGCTTCAGGGTAATCCTCGGTGCCGCCAACGGTGATGGAACCGTTCTGAATGGCTTGTGCTGCCATCCATTCCCATCGGCGCTCAATGATTGCGCGTTGGTCCTGAGCGTAGCTGGCGAGGATTGCACTAGCACGTTCGGAAGGAGAAGAAGAACCTCCCACCAGTTCGCCTGCGCGGCGTACCATCGTCTTGTTGGGGTCAAGAGAATGCTTCACCTTAATGTAAGCAGGCTTGAACCGTACAACGCTGGAACCACGGTCTGCCAGAACCTTACCCTTGTTCATCGGACTGACGAAGGGAGCGAGCTTACGACCACTCACGACCTTTTCAAATTCGATGTACTCGCTGTCGAAGTTCATCTGAGTACCAAAGTAGCGAGACAACCAGAAGTTGCTCGGCGCTTCGGTGTGTTTCATCAGACCCAAAAGCTGGGTCGTATCAAGATAATTCCATGCCATCGTAAGTTACCTCCGAAATTAAATTACAGGACCGGCTTTGCGGACGGTCAAAGGACCAGCCTCAAACGCAGCAATTTTCTTAGCATCAGTGTCAAAGGACGAATGCCAAGTCAGTGCATCGATATTGAACGAGCCGCTCTTGTAAGCACTCACGGTCTTGTCCGCAGAAGTAGCGTCACAACCGTCAACAACGATAAAGGCAGGAACCTCAGAACCATCAACAGCACCGAGATTGCAAAGGGCATATTTGCCACTGGCAGTAATCTTACCGACCACCGACAGGGGAGCAATTACACCTGCACCGGAGACAACCGTTACCGGGATGGTTTCAACAGGATATTCACCAACAAAGAGCGGGGGAATAGCCGCAATGTCTTCAGTTTGTGAAGCAGCAATATGGATAGCCATTTAAGATCACCTCTTTCAGTTACGACCAGTCTGTTTCTTCCAAGATGCAACAATGGAAGCAACAACATCAACAGGTTCATCGGATGCCATTTCGTTACCAGCACCGACATTAGGATTCTCAGAAGCATTCATAGCATCTTCAAAAAGATTGCTCTTAGCCTCGGTCTTGGTAGCCTCTTTAGCAGAGACAGCCAGGAGAGACTTTGCTTCTTCAACACTCATACGAGAGTTGAAAGCGAGATGTTTTGCAAGATTAGTACGACCACTTGCTTCATCGCAATCAAGAATTGCCTGAATGCGCTTCTGCTCGTTTACTACTGCTTCTTGCTTTGCAGATTCAATCTGCTCTGTAACTGCGACCTCTACGTTGGCCGCTTCAACTTGCTCGACTGACATTTGGATTCCTCCTTTCAATTTGTCGAGTTTACCAGCGACAACAGCAAAGGCCGATTTTGGCGATTTCACTGCGTCAATTAACCCGTACCGTTGGGCATCATTACCCTGATAAACGCCTGCCTCGGTTGCGATAACGGTATCGGTATCAAGACCACGGTTTGAGGCAACCGTGTTTACAAACAACATATAACTCTGGTTGAGTCTAGTTTCAATACGACTTTTAGCACCAGCAGTAAGTTCTGCGTATGGGTTGCCGTCTACCTTATGCTTTCCAGCATACAGCATAGTTACTTTAATTCCTTGATCTTCAAGGGCTTTGCTGTAGTCAACGTGCATGGTAACAACACCGATACTGCCTACACCACCCGCTTTCGGAGCAAAGATTTCAGTAGCAGCAGAAGACAATAAATAAGCGGCTGAATAGGCGCTACTGTCAACAATTGCAGTAATGGGTTTCTTATCTCTTGCCTCACGGATAACGTCAGCCGCTTCAAATGCACCGTTGACCATACCACCGGGAGAGTTTACATCCAACACGATTTGCTGCACCGAGTCGTCTTCGACTGCCGCATTTATCAGGTTAGTTATGTAATCGTAACCAGTGTAGAGGTTCGGGATATGTCCGTTGTCCCTGTGAGCGAGATAACCGTGAATCGGAATCTCAGCTACACCACCCTCACGAACACGATACGCCTTACCCTCTGCCAACATTGATTCAGGAGTGTAGAGGAAAGATTTATCCTCGGACGCTTCGATCCGATTCAGTTCGTTTACCAAACTGGTGTGATTGAACTCAGGACTGATCATCATAAGTTCATTATTGATCTGGCTAAACAGGAGTTGTTTATTCAGCATCTTTAGATTCCTCTTTGGATTCGTTCTTGCCCTTCTTGGTGTCGTCTTTTGACTTCTTAGGATCATCCTTAGACTTCTCATCCTCGGCAGATTGACTCACCTGTGCCATCATCTGTGCCTGCCTCATCTGTTCCTCAAAGCTAAGTTCAAGCCCCATCTCTTCACGCATTGTCTTTTCTCGGGCCTGCTGACGGAACACATCTCTGAAGTCTCTACCCAGTCGGGCACATTCTTCTTCGTAGGTAGACAGGCCAGATTCGATTCGCATTACTGCTGCTTGAGTTTCCTTCAACTCATCGATCTGACCTCTGCTTGCACCTACCCATGAACACTGTGTCAGCGCATCACCATTCTGTCCCTCGTAAAACACCTCGGGACCAATACCAGAGGGGAGGGGAACGTCACCCTTATTGATCAGTTCTTCCAAGAACAACCTATAGATCGAAGACGCAAACCTATCCGCAACAGCACGTTTGCGAGACATCATTCTCTTCCAAGTCTCAAGCATTGATGCTCTGGCAGAAGAATAAGTCGTCTGAGTGTAATCGCGGCTGAACTGTTCGTAGGACAGACCGAGCGTTGCAGCGATATGGCGCAGTAGAGACTGCTCAAACATATCACCAACACCACCAGGATTCCCTGCGTTCTGCAATTTCAGTTTGCTGCCAGGGTACAAGTGCGGAATCTTCACACCATCTAAATGAAGGTTCTTACTCGCACCAGCATATACCGCCAATTGCTGCATATACTGTTCTGCCCAGGTAGCACCAGAACCTTCTCCCAACTGAGGATATACCGCATCAGCAGGAAGTTCAGATTCAATCGTTGCTGCGTAGGTAGCGTTTACCACAGCATTCTGAAGC